ATGAAGGTTTGGTTAATCCACAACTTTGAGAGTAGTTGGCTCACAACTCTCAACTTAAACTTTAATACCGAAGGAGGTAAATATGATAGTTGAAGGAACTGGGTATTGGGCAAGTATTAAAACACCGAATACCACTTTTGAACCTGTTTATACTATTAACTTAGTAGTAGAACAGAGTGTAGCTGATGACTTTGCAGGTCGTGGACACACTATAAAACAAATGGATGAAGGTCCGGCATTGGTAATTAAAAGAAAGGTCAATGGTCCTAATGGAATGGTTAGGAACGCACCTAGATTACTTGATGTTAATAAGCAAGATATAAATGTTGCTGTTGGTAATGGCTCTAAAGTAAGAGTACAATGTAGTGAATTTGAATGGGAATATGCTGGTAAATCTGGTAAAAGCCTTGACCTACAGGGTGTTCAAGTAGTAGAGTTAGTAGAATACAAAGCAGAGGATGGCTCTGAATTTTTTGATGACAACGAGGAATTTTAATTATGATTATAACAATAACAAAAGATGATGGAACAGTTACTTCTTGGGACACTAATAATATTACTGATGATAGTGTCAAGATGGATGCAAATGTAATAATTAGAAAAGTAGAAATTTTAGGTGTAGTTGCAGAAGGTCTACAATATAGTAGCGATACTTATAGAAATACTTATAGAAATAGCTTAACAATGCTTTTACAAAATAGAGATGAAGCTATAGTTGATACACCTACAAGTGAAGTAGTAGAAACACCAACAGAGGATGGTGGTGCTACACCGGATGACTCCGTAGAGGGAATGACCGAGGATAATTCTTCCACAGAAGAAGAGTCCTAACCTCTTGTATGAGGTTTGCTAGAACCTTAAAATAAACTAGCATGAGGTTAGCAGAAAAGTGGATAGCTATTAAAGTATAAATCCAGTTCTATGTAAATCAACAGTCATGAGTTATTACAACACATGAACTCGTATTAGTATGAACAACGCCTCACTTTTTAAAGGAGATAGAATTGAATACAAAATTTATAAAGCATCACTTACCTTGTCCGAAATGTGATAGTAGTGATGCAGTTTCACTTAATGATAATGGTTCAGCTAAATGTTTTAGTTGTAACGCTTTCATACCAGACTACGAAAATGCAGATGATATGAGTACAAATGATAATACTATTGTACCCATGAAACAGCCGGAAACATCCTTTCTTAATTCATATACAGGAATATACGCACCTCTTACAGATAGAAACATATCTGAAAAGACAGCTAGAAAGTTTGGAGTAAAAGTTGTTAAAGACCATAATGGTCAAGTCAAGCAACACATATATCCTTTTCACAATGGTAGTGAGATAGTTGCTACTAAGACTAGATATGTAGACAACAAAAACTTTTCATGTAATGGCACATTCCAAGGAACAGGATTGTTTGGAGAACAACTGTATCGTAATAAAGGTGGTAAGTATCTTACAATAACTGAGGGAGAGTGTGATGCAATGGCAGTCTACGAACTTATGCAAGGTAAGTCTAGTGTAGTATCTGTAAAACGAGGGGCTTCATCTGCAGTTAAAGATATAAGAGAAAGCATTGAGTTTGTTGAGAGCTTTGATAATGTTGTTCTTTGTTTTGATAATGACAAGGCAGGTATAGAAGCATCAAGACAGGTTGCTAGAATACTTAAACCTAGTAAAGCTAAGATTATAAACTTACCTAATGGTTACAAAGATGCTAACGAAATGTTAGCTAAGAAAAAGTTTCAAGAGTTTTCTACTGCTTGGTGGGAGGCTAAAACATATACACCATCTGGTATTTTAGATTTAGCAAGTAAGAAAGATGACTGGCTTAACAGAGAAGTCAAAGAAAGTATTGCTTATCCTTGGGAAGGATTAAATAAAAAATTATATGGTATGCGTAAAGGAGAACTTGTTACCCTTACAGGTGGAACAGGTCTTGGTAAGTCAAGTGTAACCAGAGAATTAGAACATCATTTAATTAAAAATACAAAAGATAATGTAGGTATCATAGCACTAGAAGAAAATTGGTTGCGTACTGCTGATGGTATTGTATCTATTGAGGCAAACGATAGAATATATTTATCTGAAAAAAGAGAAAACTATACTAACGATGAGCTACAGGATTTGTTTGATAAAGCAATACAAAAGGGTAGAGTATTCATTCATGCACACTTAGGAGCTACAGATATAGATGAGATATTTTCTAAGCTAAGATATATTATTGTTGGATGTGAATGTGATTGGGTGGTGGTTGACCATTTACACATGCTTGTCAATGTACTTACTGAAGGGGATGAAAGAAGAGGTATTGATATGTTGATGAACAGACTAAGAAGTTTAGTAGAGGAGACAGGTGTTGGTATGATATTAGTATCGCATCTGCGTAGAGCACAGGGAGACAGGGGACACGAAAAAGGTATTGAAGTGTCCCTTTCTCACTTAAAAGGCTCTCAAGGAATTGCACAACTATCTGATTGTGTGATAGCATTAGAAAGAAATCAACAAGCAGAAAATCCGGATGAAGCAAACATTACTAAAGTCAGAGTACTTAAATCAAGATACACAGGAGATACAGGCATGGCATGTAGTTTAAGATATGATATTGATACAGGTAGATTACATGAAGTAACCGATGAGGAGACATTCCATGCAGAAGATTTCTGAAGTAGTATTTGATATAGAAACAGATGATTTAGATGCCACTAGAGTTTGGTGTATTGTTGCAAAAGAAGTTGATGGTGCAGTTCATAAATTTTCTCCAAACGAAATAGAACAAGGACTTAGTTTTTTAAGTCAAGCTGAAACTCTTATAGGTCATAACATAATTGGTTTTGATTTGCCGGTACTTCAAAAACTTCATAACTTTAAATACGAAGGCAAGATAGTAGATACTCTTGTCATGTCAAGACTTTATAATCCAATTAGAGAAAACGGACACAGCCTAAAAACATGGGGATATAAACTCTCATGTCCTAAACAAGAACAACCTGAGTTTGAAAACTATTCTCCACAAATGCTTGACTACTGTGAGCAAGATGTAATCTTAAATGAGACTGTATATAAATATTTACTTAACGAAGGTAGAGGATTTAGTAAACAATCTGTTGATTTAGAACATCTAGTTTCTGCAATAATGTTGGAACAAGAAAGGAATGGATTTTATTTTAACAGTAAACAAGCAATGCTTTTATTAGCAGAGCTTAGACAAAAGATGGCAGATGTAGAAGATGAAGTACAAAAAACATTTCAACCTAAATTAGTAGATGACAAACTTGTAACTCCATATATAAAAAAAGATGGACAGTTAAGTAAGAGAGGATTATCAGATGATGAGTATGATAATATTCTTATGTCTGGTAATCATAATCCTTTTATGAGGAGAAAGTTAGTTGAGTTTAATCTTGGAAGTAGAAAACAAATAGGAGAATATCTTATTGACTTTGGTTGGCAACCTGAAAGGTTTACTCCTACTGGTCAACCTATTGTTGATGAAGCAACTCTTAAAAAGATAGAGCATATTAAAGAAGCTAAACTTATAGCTGACTTCTTGTTATATCAAAAGAGAATAGCACAGGTATCATCATGGATAGATGAACTAAAAGAAGATAGAGTTCATGGTAGAGTTATACCTAACGGAACTATCACAGGTAGAATGACACATAGAGGTCCTAACATGGCTCAAGTTCCAAACTTAGGAAGCCCTTATGGTAAGGAGTGTCGTTCTTGTTGGACAGTTCCTGAAGGTTACAGATTAGTTGGTATTGATGCTAGTGGTCTTGAGTTAAGAATGTTAGCACACTATATGAATGACATTAATTATATTGAAGAAGTTGTAAACGGAGATATACATTCTACTAATCAAAAACTAGCAGGGTTGCAAACAAGAGACCAAGCTAAAACATTTATATATGCATTGGTCTATGGTGCAGGAGATGCTAAGATAGGTAGCATTATTAATGGCGATATTAAAAAAGGTAAAGCCTTAAAAGAAAGGTTCTTCCGTAACTTACCGGCTCTTAAAAAATTAAGAGATAGAGTACAACAGGCATCTAATCGTGGCTTTTTAAAAGGTATTGATGGTAGAAGAATATATGTTAGGAGTCAACATTCAGCACTTAATACTTTATTACAGGGTAGTGGTGCTATAGTAATGAAACAAGCTATGATTAATTTATATCAAATAATTAAACTAAATACTTTTGATGCTAAGTTTGTTGCAAACATACATGATGAGTGGCAGTTAGAAGTTAAGGAATCTCAAGCTGATTGTGTAGGTAGGAAAGGTGTAGAGTGTATAGAAAAAGTAACAGAGCAGTTTAATATGAGATGCGATTTAACTGGTCAATATAAAATCGGAGGTGATTGGAGTGAAACCCACTAAAGAAAACAGAAAGAAGTTTGATATTGACTTACAATATGGAACTATAAGAGAAGAAAAAATAATTGATATGTTCTTAAACAAGAAGATAGAAGTTAAATCAGAAAGAGATACATGGATGAAAACAGGTAATATTTGTATTGAATATGAATCTTATGGTAAACCTTCTGGTATAATAGCAACTGAGGCAGACTATTGGTTTCATAATCTTTGTATTAAAGATGATATTTTTTGTACTCTTATATTTGATGTACCTAAATTAAAACAACTCATGGAAAAATTAGATTTTAAAAAGTCTGTAAGTGGTGGAGACCACAATGCTAGTAGGTTATGGCTAGTCAGTATACAAAAATTATTTACATCTGATGTATATAAAACATTTAAAGAGTTAAAAAATGAATAAAACACTTGACAAAACTGAATTAGACAAGTATAATAAGTTTACATCCGAATCCGGACATTGGTATTCTCTTGAGGGAGAACCCATGTACACCATCATAGGTGCTAATGGGAAAGAGAGAAACACTACATTAAGAGATGCTAAAAGCATAGGACTTGTTCCTTCTGTTACTACTATTCTTGGCATGGTTGCTAAACCTGCATTAGAGAACTGGAAGATAACTCAAGCTATAAAATCTGCAGCTACTTTAGACATAGGAGATGAAGAGTCTATGGATTCTTTTGTGTATAGATGTAAGGCTGATGCAAAACAGATTGGCTCAAAAGCTGCAAAAGAAGGAACTAAAATACATGCTCAAATAGAGAAAGGTTTTGTCGGTCAAACTAAATCAAGACCTTATAAAATTATACAAGCATGGTTGGATGATAACTTTCCTAATGAAGATTGGATAGCAGAAGATTCTTTTTGTGCTAATCAAGGTTATGGTGGCAAGATAGATTTATATTCTAAGTCAGGGATATTTGTGGACTTTAAAACTAAAGATAACCTTGAAGGTAAAGACCCTGCTAAATTAGTTTATGATGAACATGGTATGCAACTTTCTGCTTATGCCCAAGGTTGTAATATAAATGACCCTACAAGAGTTTCTATCTTTGTGGATAGAGCAGATACAAGTTTAGTTCTTTGTCATATATGGGACACAGAATCACATGAGAAACATAAAGAAATGTTTAATAGTATATTAAGATATTGGCAACTGGTAAAAAATTATGAGTGGCAAGAAGTCTAAACAGTTAAGAAGAAAAGCAGAACATTTATT